CTTTTACACAATGTAAAAGACTTATGCGGATTAAACCGCGTAGCAAGTAGAACTTGCATTTGGCTCCATGTAAGGAGAAAACAATATGGGAAGACCAATCAGATCAGACAGAATGTCGGCGACAACAGACAGTGGTGGAGACGGTACAGCAGGAAGACTTGCAGTAACGGCTTATTTTCCAGTAGGTGGTTCATTACAGCAAGAAGATGATTCTTTTATCATTTCGCAAAGAGGATCTAAAAGATTTAAGATCCAACAAATGAACGATTCATCTACAGCGGTATACACACTAATGGCAGTAGCACCAGGCTCATTATCAGCAGGTGAAATGTGCGTTAGAGTAGTATTAAGTGACTCTACTGATTCATATGTTGAAAGATTCCATAATAGAACTATACGTCACGGTAATGGTTCTGTAACGGGTCAAGTAACATACACATTAGGAACTGAAGCAACTGACCAAGGTGTTGGTGCATCAGGTACTGGTACGCTAGACGTAGTCTAATCAATCGACACGTGCTTATAAGAATATTGGGGGAGTTTAGGCTCCCCCTTTCTTTATATAAATAATAACAAATGTCAAAAACTCTACGTACATCAGGTGATTACACAATAAAAGCAGGAGACGGATGGAATTCTGGATCCGGCGTAAATTCAATCACTTTTGATAGTTTAAACGTAAGTGTAAGTGGTAATTTAACTGTTGGTGGTTCATCTACAACTGTTAACACAACCAATACAACAATTGAAGATAATATTATAGAATTAAATTCAGGATTATCCCAAAGTTTAAATGACTCAGGAATTATAATTGAGCGTGGCTCAACAGGTGATAATGCGGCAATTGTTTGGGATGAATCTGGAGATATATTTAAACTTGGAACAACAACTTCCACAGGTGCAGACAAATCAGGTGGAATAACTGTTACTGCTGGAGCATTAGAAGTTGCGGCATTTACAGCAACAACAGGAACATTTAGTGGTGCTATTACAGCAACAACAGGAACATTTAGTGGTGCTATGACTAGTGTGGGTGGAACAGTAACTGGAAGCCTTACAGCAGGTTCATTAACAACAAACGTTATATCAGCAAATGGCTCTAATGCTGAATTATCTATTCAGCCAAGTGGAACTGGAAATGTTGTTTTAGGTGCGTTAACAATTAACGGTACTGCTATAAGTTCTGTAGACTCTTCTTTAATTCAACTTAATGAAGCAGTAAACATTTCAGGCGCAACAGACATAGGTGGTGCATTAACTATAGGTGGTTCACTTGATTTTGGAAGTGCAATAATAAGCAATGGTACAGTAACACACTCAGGTTCCTCAGGACAACAACCACTTGATGAATTTGCACACGCAACTTATAGATCAGCAAAATATATTGTTAGTATTACAGATTCAACTAACACAAAATATGAAATGGTAGAAATTTATATTACTCATGACGGAACCAATGCTTACATAACTTCACAAGGTGTTAAATCTACTTCGGCTGGTACTTTAGCAGTATTTGCCGCAGATATAAGCGGTACTAATCTTAGAGTGTTAATAGTTCCATCAAGTTCTGAAAGTGTTACATACAAGTTCTTAAGAACACTTGTTGTTGTATAATTTAATAAAATTACTATAAATACCCATGTAAGATTAATCTTACATAAATTAACAATCATGCGGGAGAATGAACCATGACAACAAGAAACTTTAGAGTCAATAACGGTCTCGAAGTTGGTGATATAGCTATTACTGCGTCTACAAATGCCATTACAGGCGTAGATGCTTGTGTATTAAGCACAACAACAGCACCAACAGCAGACGGGGAATTGGCTAATAAAAAATACGTAGATGACCAAGTAGGTGGTATATCTACAACAGCAATCTTATCTGGAACTACAAACGTAACTTGCAGTGGAACTGCGGTAGTCGTTACAGCATCAGGTAATGCTGAATTAACTGTAAATGATGGCGGTGTAAGAGTACACGGTGACTTGGTGGTAGACGGTGGTACAACAACTATCAATACTACTACATTATCAGTTCAAGATAACATAATTGAATGTAACAGAAACGTTTCGGCGGCTTCTGGTATGCCTGACTATTCAGGAATTAAAGTAAACAGAGGTGGAGTATCCACAGCCACAGAAGAAGATCTTTGGTGGGTTTGGGATGAAGGATTTGCAGATGACGGTACAACTACTCACGGTAACGCGGGTGGTGCCTGGACTGCTTTAAGAGCATCTGGAGGCCCTGCTGATGGAGCCAATGTAGAGACACCAACAAGAACAGAAACCAACCTAGTTGATATTGCTTGTAACGTAATTCACGCAACATCTACTTCAGCACTATACGCTGACGTTGCTGAGCGTTTCGAAGCAGACGCTCCAATGGCAGAAGGTGCAGTAGTAATGGTAGGCGGTGACGCTGAAATTACTGAAGTAACTTCAGACTTAAACACAGATGTTTTTGGTGTTATATCTAAACAACCAGCATACGCAATGAACTCTGGCGCAGGAAACAATGATTCACATCCATTTGTTGCAATGACAGGAAGAACTCCAGTAAGAGTTACTGGCACTGTTGACAAAGGACAAAGACTTGTTTCTAGTTCTATAAAAGGAACTGCAAGAGCAGTTGCTACTGGTGAAACATATAGTCCATTCCATGTAATTGGTAGAGCACTTGAGGATAAAACTGAAGACGGAATTGGTTTGGTAAATTGTGCAGTGAGAACTAACAACTAATAAATATTAATACTTTTTAGTAAAATTAAAAGGCGGCTTTCGGGTCGCCTTTTTTTTAGGTTATTAAATCTAAAATAGTTTGTAACTTACCTTTAATTGCTTTATTGTTTAAAGTATTTCTTAATCCCCCGTGTAAATTTTTAGGCCAACACTCAAAATTACACCAACAATATCCCGAATGTTCACTGTTTAATTTAGGAATAAATTCTGATTCAATTGCAATAAGATATGTATGAAAGAAAAACTTTTGATCATTTGATGTAAACAATTCTAAAGGAATAACTTTTTTAAATGCTGGAGTACTACTAACTTCCTCTTCTATTTCTCTTTTTAAACCGTCAAATGCTGATTCTGTATATCGCATTCTACCACCAACTAAACCCCATAATCCTTGAGTTTTCTCCGCAGTTCGTTGCAAAAATAAAAAACGTTTTGTTGACGTGCTATAAAATAGAGCACCGGAACAAATTATATTTTCTTTCATAATTTATTATAACAATTTATTTGTTTTTTATCAAGGAGTTGTTGCGTCTACACTAGCATCATATCCAGTATTTCCGCCGCCATCTAATACAATACTCCAATTACCAGCAGTATAAATCCCTTCATAAGATTTTACCCACTCTGTTCCATTGAATCTATATTGTATTCCTGTATTAGTGTTTGTAACATAATGTTGCGTAGAATCAGGATGTGAAGCATCAAATACTTTTAACCATCTTGCTCCAGCACTTAAATTTTCATTATACTCTATAATATCTCCTACATTAGCAATTAACGCCCCCCACGCATCACTTACATATGTTGCTGTAGAATCTCCTACATCATTTATAATCATATATCTAGTACCATTTATAGGAGTTGATCCTGGATCATATGTAGAAGGATTAATAATTTTGTCAACTGCTGACAATGTATTTGCAGGAATAGTATCCTGGTCAATGTTATATAATAAAATTGTATCGTTTAAAGTACTGGTAGCAATTGTTCCAATTATTTCTTTTCCATTTGGTTGCATTAATCTTACTTGTGATGTATCGTTTTGTACTTTTCCGTATTGATCTAATAATATTTTCCAGTTAACTGGTGGACCAAAAGTTTCAAAAGGATCATAATTGCTTGGTGCGTTTGCTCCTGTATAGAATCCTGAAGCACCTGATGTAGTACTAGTACCTGTTGTTCCTAATAATCTTAATTGGTTTCCAGTAACTAATAATCCAAAATTATTTGGTGTAACATACGTTCTTGAAATCATAGAACCGTCTATTAATCCTGCTGTAATTCCGCCATCATCATCATATATGCTCATAATAATTTTTTGTATAACCCCTAATTTTTTAACTTTAACAGGTGGTGATAACCATATTGGCATAGAAAAAGTTATTGTTGCAATATCAATTTCTGTATCTGCACCTATAGGAATAGTTCTTGAACTAAACGTTGTTCCTGTTAGTTCAACATAACTTAAACTTGTCCAATCAATATAATTGTCTGTTTTTTGTATTTCAAAATCGGGGTTAAACAAATATAAAATTTGTTCCATTATTTGTAATTTTTGATCTGTATTTGTTGTCCAAATATCTGCTGTAACTTCTAATCTAAAAGGTGACGGCATCATTTTTTCTATTGTATACCCTGCACCTAATTGATTATCATACTGTTCTGTATCTGTGTCGTAATTTCTTTCTTTTAAATGTTGTTTTTCAACATGATAAGGATTTTGCATTCTTTCCCTATCAAAATTTAATTCTCTAACATAAGCGGCAATTCTTGGAGCATATTGTAATGCGTTTTCACTATTATTTCTAATAATGTTTGCAACTTGTCTTGTTGGGTCTCCGTAAACAACCGGCACTGCTCTTAAAGTTACAGTATCATCTTTGCCTTTTCCTGTTTCTACAGAAAAATTACTCAAAATTCTTATAAATTGAGTTAAAAATTTTCTAATTTGCCCTTCGTAAAAGTGTAACATTTTTAATTGTCAGCCTTTGGTTTTAATGCATCTGATAACGATTGTCGTTGCGTTACTGTTAATCCATTTATTGTACTTGTTGTCGAGTTATTAACAAAACTAGTTTTTTGTGTTGCTCGACTATCTGTATTTGTAGTAGTTACTCTAACAGAGTCTTCAACCTTAATCCATCTGATTCCATCAAAACGGAATAATCTATTTGGTAGGTAATCTGTTCTTAAGAAATAATCACCGTTATCAACATTACTACTAGGAAACGTTATTCCAAATCCTGCAGGATGACCATTTGGTGCAACTCCATCTCCATCTAAATAGAAACCATAATGCGATGCCGCTGGTGTATCTATTACTGCATTTATCTGTTTGTCTGAACTAATTCTTTCAGT